ATGGCCTCATTTAGACAAAGAGGTGATGCTTGGCGTGTTGAGATTAGTGTCAATGGTACTCGGGAAAGTGCGACATTTGATACAAAGACTCAAGCACGCGCATGGGCATCTAAACGAGAAACTGAACTAAGAGAACAAGCGCTCGGGAAACTCCCCGATTATACACTTAAGCAAGCTGTTGAGCGATATATAAGCGAGGTTAGTCCAAAAAAGAAATCTCATTTACGTGAAGCTAATCGTTTAACTGCATTTTTACGCATGTATCCAGCTTTATGTAAAAAGCCTATAGCGAAAATTACAACTGATGATTTAGTCAAATGGCGTGATGATCGATTAAAGCAGATTCAAGGATCATCTGTAAGACGTGATGCAAATGTACTTTCATCTTTGTTTAAGATTGCACGTAAAGAGTGGAAATGGATCCATGAATCGCCAATGGCTGATTTAACTATGCCGCCTCAAGCTAAGCATAGAGATAGGCGTGTTTCTGATGAAGAGGTTAGAAGATTGGTTTTAGCTTCGGGATGGGATGAATCAACACCTAACAACTTTACCCAACAAGTGATAATTGCATTTTTATTTGCTTTAGAAACAGCAATGCGTGCCAGTGAGATAAAAGGCTTAACTTGGGATCGGGTATTTTTATTTGATCGTTATGTGGCGCTGCTTGAAACCAAGAACGGAACAAAGCGAAATGTACCCCTTTCTAAGCGTGCTATAGAGTTAATTGGATATCTCAAGGGAATTGATAGTAAACGCGTATTTACTATCAATGATGCTAGTTTTGATACTTTATGGCGAAAACTAAGAAACCGATGTGAAATTGAGGATCTACATTTTCATGATTCACGGCATGAAGCCTGCACAAGACTTGCACGAAAAATTGAAGTATTAGATTTGGCGCGTATGATTGGACACAAAGACCTTAAAAGCTTAATGATTTACTACAACCCTACCGCTACAGAAATTGCAAATAGGCTAGATTGATATATGAATTCATCAATTGATTATATAATTAACTCTAATATTTATTAACAATAACAACCAATTAAAAAGGGAAATTGGATGCTAAGCAGAGCTTTTGAAGTTCATGATAGTAAAAATGAAAACTTTATAGGGCATTTATTACTTACCATTAATGAGAAAGTTGAAGTTAGTGTTACCTACAAAGATTTTTATTTAGAAATTAATAGTTACTTTTATGAAAACCTAAAAGCACCAAGTCTAAAAAATTTTTATGCTTCTTACCGTGTTAGTTTAATCAATGAAAATGATCAAAATTATGCCAATATTTCATATTTAAATCCACCTGAAGGTGGAGATATAATACTATTTGATGGTATGAGAGGCTTTAGGATAGGTTCTCTTATCATGTACATAAAAATTCAATGGCTTAAAAATTTAAGTGCTGATTATAAAGTTAAGGGTATTTTTTTCGTCCAGATGGTGACCCTGAAATTGCTAAACAATTTTATAAAAATTTTGGCGTGAGAATTGATGGTTTACCTTTCAAAATTTCTAATTTATGCCTCCATGATTCATGGAAAAAAATATATTTGAGATTGATCTTAGTAAAATTGATAGTATTATTCAGAATTTAGTAAATGAATTAAATTTTATTAATTCTAAAATCAAATATTTAAGAGAAATGAATTTCGAGAGTAATGATAAATATAATAAGATTAACATCTTGAATTTTTGGATTTGCAGAAACTTTTATGCTGACTTATCAAATTCTCCAATAAGCTTTGATTATGCATATCTAAGTAAAGTTGATTTAGAAACCAAAACAGAACTATTAAGTAAATACTATTACGAAAAAATTGCTATAAATCAAATTTTAGAAGATAAGAAAATGGAGCATCAAAAACAAATAAAGCGCTGGGATTTTTCCCATATCCCACACAGATTCTTACAGGCAATTATCAATATATTTAATATGTTACTCCCTTACACTATACTATTAGTATTTTTATATCTTATATATAAGTATCTATTTTAAAATTTGGTAACAAGCAACATTAATGAAGCTCGTTACCATGTTATTACATTTCAGTAACTTTTGTTGCAGTCACGCCACTCAAGGCTGGTAAATCATAACGAAAATCTGCTGGTCTACTTGCTTTCCCATACCAACGGAATTCCTGAAAATCAGCATCATTGTATAGGGCATACGACACGGCATTACTCTGATTACCACCAATGCAAACCAATTTGCCAGTCTTACTATCACGCCCTGCTACAAAGCAAACGTGACCACCTCCACTTCGGGTTTTAATAGCAACACAGCCATATCAGGATTGTTGAATTATGTTGTTTTCCAACAATTTCACGTAAACCAATATGTTTTTTGGCTTCAACCATCCAATCTAAATCATTTTTATTTATAACTGATGCTGAGATAAGCGTATTAACACTTGATAAGTTTAATTGTGGTTCATGTAATTCTGGCTGTTTCTTCAAGCGCGCCAAAATCATTGCCACACCAACAAAAGCACCAACATATTCTTTCCAATTTTCAGGAATAGAATTTTTAAAATCTTCTGGAATTAAATTCCACACAGTTAAAAAATGCTCAGAGAATAAACTTAAAGCAAAAAAAATGGCGCTTAATGCGCCAATTTGTACAGATTTAAGTTTGTATGACTGTTTCCAGTTATCGATTAATTTCATTGTCTACCTTCTTTTCAATTAAATTACTCACAAAATGAGTTCCCATATAGCCAATACATGAGGCTAATCCTACCGCGACAATTTGAGGAATATTAAACCACTCAAGGAAAGTCCATACGCCAACTGCAAAGAGACCACACATGATTGACTCTGCAAAATCCCCCTTACCAGCTTTCTTTTTTGTTCGTAAATAAGCCATAACGAACCCCATAAAAAATGAAGTAACTGCCGTCCCAAAAGTACCAATTAACTCTTGGACCCATTTCCAAAATTCCATGCCACCCCCTGATTTGGGCAATAAAAAACACCCTTTCGGGTGCTTGTAGTCATATAAGTTACGTTTCAGTTGTTGCTTGTGTTATACGTGTAGAATAATTCCAAGCTGTTTCTTTCCATACATCACGCGCTGCAACTCTCACATAATATGTAGTAGTTGATTGAAGTTTATTTATAGTGCAAGCATTCTCAGTACCCGTCCAACTTGCCGTCATTATTTCAGGATCAAAATTGGCATTTGTACTTACCCAAACCTGATAGTCTTTTAGATCTGGTGCTTCACTTGGAATCCATGTGACTGTGATCGAATCCTTGGTAGACGATGTATAAACATTTAACAATTGGCTTGGAATTGGATTGCTTATGTTTAACTCAGCAAAGGAACTTATCACTTCTCCATTTTTACTTGCAACACGAATTGTATATGAACGCTGTACACCATCTATTTTAGCCTCCTCCATTGAGTAGCTATAATCAGTGTTCGTCGTATCTACAGTTCTAAGTAATGTACCACCAGACAAGATTTGGACAATATAACCAGAAGCGCCTGCAGTATTTTGCCATTGAACTTTAAAACTTGTCCCAACAAATGTCGACTGCAAAGATAAACCTTTAACACCTGAAGGTGTCCCACCACTAATTGTATGGCTGTAAGCTGTAACTTCATCTAAAGATTGCTCTTTTTGTTCAAGACCATTAAAACTAGTAAATTTTAAGTATGCCTGTTTACCAATAAGGTTTTGATTAAATTCATATTCAAAAATAGCTCGATCGATACGCACAAATGGTTCACCAGCTAAATGATACTGAGCATTAGTAAATCTGCCACGATGTAAACCACTTAATGTATATAACCCAGAACCATTTAATGTAGCTTCTTCATAATTAAAGTATTCATCACCCACTTTACACAAAGTTGCATCAATTTGAGCTTCCGCAGCGGTACCACTAAATATTTGACTGGAAGTATTCAACTGGACTTGTAGAGCAGTATCACTTTGATTAATGCCTGTTGTTAATGCTCCATATCGAGCTGAACCATATATGGTACCAATTCGTTCATAAGTTGTATTGTCGAGGCTTACCCAAACATTACAACCACCCCAATTGCTGCCACCTGAGGCTGCTACCCAAATTTGATTTAATCCATTGGTTAAATCTAAAGGAGGCTCAAAAATTACAGGTGCATTTACATTACCTGGTTCTTCATTTCCACCTTGATACCCATTGGATGACTGCAGATCATACTCAACTGCGGATCTTGAACCGATTGCCAACTCCTCTGCAGTAATTGTCAGCATGCCGTCTTCATCTTCTTCAACACGTGTAATGCGCACTAAGAATTTATCTAAACCTAGTGATTCATCTGTGATTGTTACAATATCCATCGGTTCTAACCGACAGTACTTCCAGCCAAGATTAAATTCATACTCATTACGAACATATAAAAGCCGTTGCAAACGTAACTGAACTGCATGCCGTGCGATTTTTGGCTCACAAAACATTTCCAATTTAACCGGATCTTCGGTGCGTAGACCGTACATTTCAATGTTTGCTTGGTCTTTCGCCTCTACAGTTTCAGTATTATATTGATTGAAGCGATTTACATATTCAATCTGAGTGTGGTTGAAAGCATCCGTATCACGACTACGGCGAACACGTACCGGTTCATCTTCACCAATAAAATCATCATCAGTTAAATGATATACAGGTTCTAAATTAGGTGTGAATATATGGCCATTACCAGAAATAGCAGAATCTCCGAATGATTTAATTTTTAAACCATCTGGACTTGGTACCACCGCACAATTAACAGCTTCAACAACTTCATTAATAATTTCATGTGCTTCACGTTGCTCCGTTAAAGCTGGACTAATGAGCAAATTAGCCGCAGCGCAGTAGGTCCTGAACTCTGATAGATCATGCATATTCAAATATGGCGATGCGCCATAGCGGGGATTCGTAATTAAATCCTCTATCACATCTGCTGGATTCGCATCATGAATCATATCTGAAAAAGTAATATCACTAATGACTTCAAAGTTATGATTTGCAAGGCTAGCGCTACCTCCTAATTCATAATTTGCACACGCTACATATCCAAGGAAAGGATAGTTTATGGCTTCATCGGGATGTTTGCTCTGCAAATATCCCCAAATAGGATTTCCATCACCATTAAAAAGTTCAAAGCCAATCTGATCAATAGGCGTTAATTGGACTCCATTTTCAGTTTTGGTAACAATTTGCTCTTTATCACGCCAAATGATGCCAATTGATCTAATTTTGTTTTCACAAAGTCCAAGCATTAAGGAAGCATAATATGTGAAAGTGGTATTTTTAGTTTTTGAGCTACCCCCTTTCCCACCTGACTTTGTTGTTGTGGTTTTAGCGATGGAATGAAAATCACCATACCAAAACATATTTGCAGCCATACGATTTTTACCGTAAACCAAAGGCTGACAAAGCCCATAAGCAGATTGCTGTACACGCATTGAATTAATACGTGTATCAGATGTACTCATGGTAGAACCACCAAATAATCCACCCATATTATTCTTTTAGCCTCTTCATACGATAAAAGCCCGCAACACGGCGGGCTAAACTTCCTTTTGTACCATCTTGAATGACAACGCCAATACCAAGATAAGAGTGGATTATTGTTGGCCATTCAACAACAATGGCACCATGACTTACGCATTTACCAATTTTATAAAGAACTATGTCACCTGGTTGTGGTTCATCAACTTCAAAACACACACTTTTGATATGTTCTAAATACCGCTCTCCCATCTGGTGCATATGCCAATCAGGTGGGTAAGGTCGTGGATCTAAGTGGTCCATCAGTCCTACTTTTTCATACACTTCACAGATCAGCGTTCCACAGTCTACACCAACACCTTTTACACGACCCTGATGATGGTATGGGGTACCAAGCCAAGTCATCGCTTCGTCAATAGCCGCTATATTTTTAGATAACATTAGCTAACCATCCTGCAACAACTTCAGCATATTGGTCACGACCAACTTGATCGTAATGCACCCAATCATTAATCGTCCCAACTTGAACATCACTATCTACTGATAATGCTTGGTTATTTACTATTGGATACCCCATATCCCTGTTCATATGCATATAAACCGGAATAACTTCTAGATTTGAATGTGATGATTTAAGTTCATCGACTTTTTTTAAACACAATTCAATCCAAGTTGCAGTATCAGCACAAAACGTATTAAATCCGTTTTCAGTTGCTGACCATGCGGGACAAGGTACTATTCCAATGGGAACATTAGGCAAAACCTTATGAATTTGCTTTACCATAATTTCCAAACCAAGCTGCATAAAGCGCATTACTTCATCACGAGAATAAGCACTGCGATCAAGATTTATGTCATTAGTAGAAAGCGCAATTGTAATAAAATCAGGCGTTGCAACGTTATGCTGAGTCTTATACCAGTCAAAATCGAAAATGTAGAAATTTCCAGTTTTATCGGTATCTTCAGCATATGACAGTTCTTTTTGAGCACCAGTAAAGCGGAAACACCATGTCGGATGATCTGTTTTATCTTGAGTTGTCGCTAATTTTAAAAACGGATTTTCAAATTTAGCTGTACGAGTTTTTCCACCCTCACTTCGAGTATGAATGATGCCGCCTGATTCATTGTCTTTCCCAATAAATTCTCGATAATTCCACCATCCGCGCCCCTCGCTAGGCACTTCATTCGGGCTTTCAGTAGACCAAAAAGTCCCGACTGGTGTGACAGTGGCTCCCAAGCTTTCAAGCTTATTTTTAAGTGTCGATGGTGTCCCTACTTGCGTTAATGAATCGCCAAAACACAACATATTGAAGTTTCGATTTAGCTTAGATTGTGGCGCTTTACTTACTGCAATATTTTTCCAAAAACGCTTATCAGCTACACTTGCATGCGCGTAAACGAATTGAATCGTATTTGATAAATCTTGAGGATTCAGAATAGTTTGCTGTAAAACAGGTACATAACGCTTGATTGTTTCAACGTGATTTGTATCAATCCAAGTGCGAACTTTTTCTAAACCCTTTCTTGGATTTGAAAAGACTGAATCTTTGTAAAAGCGGTAATGCTCTGTTTTCAATAAAAAAAGCTTATTTGGCAATAAAGCTCTTTGATTTAATTCATTAAAATCAGCTGAATCATTACTATCATCAACTATAGATCCGCTTACATTCACGATTGTGATTTTATTTTTAAAGTCACCAAAACCATAGAATTTATAGTTGTAAACGTATCCAAGCAATACTTCTTGATTTCCCAAATTTTGAGGTCTTGTCTGTGACAAATTAAATTTTAAATCACTGATTATTAAAGATAAATATCGAACGTAGGCAGGGTTGAGTACGTCAAAAATTGCATTTTTTGAAGAGTCAATTGAGATAAATCCGCCATTACAGAACAAAAATCCAGAATGTAAAATTTCAAGCTTGGCTGTACTAAAATCAATTTTTAATCTTAGATCATCAGACATAAAAGCAGGTTCGGAAGATAAATGACGACTATCAACTTTCCCAGAAATTTTAAAACTCTGAGTACCTTCTTGCAGAAATGCATTATTTAGCGAAGTTGTAAAAATATAATCTCCAACAACTTTTGCAATTACAATATGAGATGGCGATAAAACATCAGTATCAGTCAACGCTTTAACTTCATTTGTGGTTTTATCATAAACAATTGCTGTTAGATCACCAGAATAGCTAATATCAGCAACCAGCCAACCTCTATATTCTGATGAATATAAAGTAAAAGTACCTGAAATTTTTTTATTTTCTTTATTTATTAAAAGTGCTCCACCTACAATCTCACCATCTGCAGCATATTTTAGGTCAGCAATACTACCTTTATATGTTTCAATCCCATTAGCGATGATAGTTGGTTGCTTTGGACCGTTTGAAAAAGTCATCCATTTCCGTTGCCATAAAACACCGAGTAATAAATATTCCGATGAGTTTTTTTCTAAGCTATTAAAAATTTTAAACTGCTTGGTTTGCTTATTTATACAAATTTTACGCAAACCCAAAGGATATTCTTCGTCTTCTGGCTCTAAAACTAGACTTTGTCCGACTGGAATACCATCAATATAAACAGAACCGTTTGCTACAAGCCCCCCACACCATTTAGTCTATTATTTATAAAATCAATTACAATATTTGTATCAATAACTAAATTTTGATTTGCAACTTCTAGATCGAGTGTCTCTATTAGTTGAGCATATGCTTGTTTGAATTGACTCTCAGTCACAGTGGTGCCGATGAATTTTTCAATTTCTGGAATTGACATGAGCTTAGCCTCATTAAAAAACCCAGCAAAGCTGGGTCATGTATATAACTATTAAACTGAAGTTTCAGGTACTGGTATGAAAGGAGAACCGCGAAACATGGCTTTGTTGTTAAATCTGTTCACACAGGTTTCAAGTCGTTTATCGCACCCTGGATAAACTTTGATGCGCTCTCCTGTTTCTGGTACAGAGAGCAAAGGCAATGTAAGCAGTAAAGTGCCAGTCTCATGTAATCGAATTGTTCTCTTTAGACCAGCATTTTCACCGTCTAGAAACTCCACCACACCTTGTGTGAACCAACCTTGTGGCTGAGTGACATTACACAATATTCTTGATTGAGTACTGTTTGCATCTATTACAGTACTTACAGCATGTGCACTTCTATTTAAGCCACAAGCACTATCGAACAGCGTATTGGAACAACTTGGTTGATATAAATTACGTGGCATTTGCACACTTAAATCATCTAGATCAGAGGCAACATTAAAATGAATTACATTGCGATCAAATTCAGGCTCAATAATCCGCCCTTCAAACAATAATAATGCCTCTGCACTCGTATCGGTTGGTGTATTGATATCCATAAAAATACGCTCTAATTTAAATCGTGCACCATCCATTTGACCATTGTGAAACGCTTGGGCAACCGGGATTAAATTAAACTTATTTTCATCTGTAGATTCGATTGATACGGATAAGTTATCAAACTTCAACACCCAACGATAGATTAAACCCCTCACGGCTAATGATAGGACCATCTGCAAAATAGGTATTGCCAACTACATTTAGATCATAATCGTAATTTGTGAAACGATGTATTTGATTTTGGACAGTTGTAATTGTGTATAGATCAGCCATAAGAAACTGATCTGCATCCAATAAAGCGATTAACTTATCTGAAGCTGCTCTCATATTTTCTTTCCTAATGATCCAACCATCTCAACCTTGGATGCTTTCCAAAGTTTTGACAAGAAATTTGTATATTGCTGTTCATCATCTTTGAAACGACAACGATAAAAATAAGTGCCTGATACAGAAATTTTTTGTCCCTCGTCCAAAGGCTCTGAAAGCACAAATTTTCCGTCTTTTGTAATTCCGACTGTATCAGCACTCCACATGGGCTTTTGATCAGCTGAAGCCCACATTGTTTTTGATTCAACCTGATTCCACATATCAGGATTCGATGGCTGCGTAGATTCGAGAGTATTTCCTACAGCAACTTGGCTAGAACCCTGAGTTTTATATAGTTGAAAAGTCGTCGAAGCACCATCACCTACAAACGTGCAATTAAATTCATTATCATCAGGTGCTTTATATAGAAATGAATCAAAAGCACCACGGCGAGCCTCGAAAAAGCTTTGTAAAATCTGCAATTCTTTACGACCTTTGTTTTCACGCAGAAAAGCATAAGACATTGTAAATTCATACTTTGGCACAGCTTGATAACTTGCTCGAAGCTCACGACCATTGACAGAGGTCATAATTTTGGTATTAAAAATGGGAGTCTTTGTAAGCTCCCATTCTAGTCCTGGTAATTCAGGAAATAATTCATCTGACATGTAAACTCCTTATTTGCCAAAATTACGGTTATACCCTTTCAATCCACCAGCCAATTCACGACCATGTTTGCGCATAAACCGCTTAATGTCTTTAGAATCCCATGCTTGAATATTGACCTGTGGCATCGCACCCATATCACCTGCATAAGCGGGCTGCTGAGCCATAGAGCCATCACCCATGACAGATTTACCCAATGCACGTATGGTATTGGCATGTTGTTTAGGTAAAACCATCTCTTCCTCATGTAGTTGGGTCATAGGATTTACACCTGAAGGAATATCGTAACCTCCTCGAGCAGATGCAACCTTGCCAACAATCGCCGACACTCCAGCGAATGCGGCAATACCTGCTGCAACACCCAATGCAGGTCCAACAATTGGAATTGCTGAAAGTGCCGCCCAAGCTGCTGCCATAGCTTCCCATGCCGACATCATGATGGATTTGATAACTTCCATGAGTTTTAAGCCTAATCGAGCAAATACACCTGTAGAAGTTGCTGCGGTTTTCATACCCTCACCAGCAACTACAGCTGTAGTTTGAGCTGCTTGACCAGACACTTCTGCCGCAGTTTCAGCCTTTATAAATCCGAACTTCAAAGCTAACCGTCGCGCTAAACCGATTCCATACTCTTTTAAAGGTGCTGTAACGGTCTTTTGAATAAACTCCATTGCAAGCTCTGAAAATACAGCATTCATAGCATTACGCCATGTTAAAGTGCCATTCATCATGGCTTGCATGCCCTGATCCCAGAGGTTTGACATTCTTGAAGTCAAGCCACCAAACTTCTTCTCAAAGTCTTTCATTTGAGCATCACTTATTAGATTTGGTGCTCCAATGTCATTAACTGCTTTTTGATTGTCTAATTCAGCTATATTATTGCTGATTGTTGCTTGCCCTGCTCCCTTGCCTGATATTGACGATTGTTGGTTCTCTAGATCCAATCGAGCCAGCAACCCATCACGCTTAATCTGGTAAAGCTGATCTTCTAATTGTTTTTCAAGTTGAACTTTTTCAACATTAGAAATACGACCTGCATCTAAAGCAGCTTGAATACGAGCCTTTTCTTGCTCATAAATCCGCTGCGCCTGATCTTGTTTGGATTGAATTTCTTGTTCATAAATAGCTTTGATTTTTTCAAAGGCTTCTAAATTCAAAGCAACGATTTTATCTTGCGATTCTTTCTCGGCTTTTTCTTTGAAGGTTTTTTTATCTGCACTATTTAGCGTTGATTTTTCGATTCGATCCAGTTCTTTGGTTAATTCAAGCTGAACCTTTTCCTGCTCTGAAGCATATTTGTATTTCAGATCAAGACGCTCTTTTTCAGCCTTTTCCGCATTTCTTGTCTGCTCTTCAAGGTAACGTTCATACTGGGAATCTGAACTGGATTTCTTACTTCCTTTAACCTTGTCATTTTTAACCAAAGCTAGATACTTATCAGCATCAGCTTGAGAATTAAAACTGACATGAATATGTCCACCTGTTGCGCGTTTAGATGGATTCTTATACTCATCAAGAACTTGGGCGTTGACTCCATTCTTACCAAGCATAGACCGCAAATCAGACGTGACTTGACCACTTTTACTTGAATCCTGTAAGCCAAAATCAAGTGCTAGACCTTGATTATGTTTACTTGATGTACCCTTGTGATACATATCATTAAAGGCGGTAAATTTAGTAATTTGAAACTTATCCTGAATTGCTCCTGCTAAATCCAAAACCCCTTGGTGTGCTTTACCTCCAGCATAAGCTTCAGGGCTTTTAATACGAAGATCAGAATAAGTGGTAGGTTCATATTTAGATTTCTTTCCACCTGCAGATTTTTTATCGTCTTTAGTACCGGTTCCAACGCCACGGTTAGGGTCAAACGTTTTAAGCTGATTTACACTTGCCTGTTGTTTTGGGTCTTTTGGGTCGGGTAAAAATAGGTTTTTAAGTCGCTGTCCACCATTCATTGAGCTATTAACAATCGTTGAACCAGCTTGTGAAATTGCATCAGCAGATTTTAATGCACCAGTACTCCAGTCTTGTTTAAACTGATTTGCACGTTGTCCCATTTTATTGGTGTAGCGTTCGGTAATACCATCGAGTTCACTCAGACCTTGTTCAAGCGCAGCTTTAGCACCTGAGAAGTTAAAACTTAAAACGTTAGAAACTATATTTCCAAAAGTTTTAAACTTTGTACTTAAAATATCCAACCCGAACTGGATGGTATCCCTAAAGCCACCAAATACATTAAGTACCGCTGATATAGTAATGGAAATTGCTTGGCAGACAGTAACAATCACAGCGCGAATTGCAGCAAAGGCAATCTGAATACCAACCTTCAAACCTACAGCAACTGCTGCAAATCCCTTCAAAGCACCTGAAACCATATCCATGAATGTAACCTGTTGAACAGATCCATCACCAATGTCTTGGGTTAAATCACTCCAAATACCACCAATAGTGGAAAAAATATCTGAGCAAATTTCAAATAAACTCTCAAATATTGTGATTATTGCAGTGATTGAGTTATCTATCCCTTGCTTTGATTTGGCAGCAAAGCTTAGAAAATCGTTTGCAAGCTTTGTTAAGCTCGGTGCTGCCTTTGCTGCAATACGATTCATTACTCCGTCAAATGTTGACTGAATTAATCCTAATGCAGAATTAAACTCTTTAGTTTTAGCTATGGATTCTTGATCCATAATGACACCAAGATTTTGAGCTTGTGTAGACAACTCCTTTAATTTTTTTGCATTATCTTCTAGCAATGGTGATAACAGTGTTGAATCATTTGCTAGGGCTTCCATCCGATATGTAACTTCAGCTTGAGATAATCCAGCTTTTTGCAATGCATCGTAGTACTTACCTAAAATTTGTGGTCCAGATAAGCCTTGAAACTCTTTTGCAGTCATCCCCACTTTTGGCGCTATTTTTTCAAAGAATTCCGCCATCTCTCCACCACCAGTCATCATGAACTCACCGAACTTATCGTTCACGTCTTTCATGATGTCAGATAGCTTATCTTGTTGAACCATTACACTTTTTGAAGCAAACGCCCACTCTTGAAACTCTATGGTAGTGGAGTTGGCAAGGCGTGCTTGGTTTTCTAATTCTTTTGATGCTTGTCCAACTTTTGATGTTAATGATACTAATCCTGCAACAGCAGCTCCTACCGCAGCTGTTATACCCAATCCCACAGTAGCGAAACTTTTTGTTAAATTACCACTTATCGCACGTCCAGCATCTTCAAATTTAGATTGAACATGATTTGAAGCATCTGCAAGTTTTGATTTAACACTTGAAAAATCAGGATTAATTGTTAAGCCATCCCCAGCTTGCTTCATTTTTTTAACAGATTTTTCAACTGTTTCTTCAGCATCTTTCATCACTCGCTTTACACCTGTTGTGTCAGGTGTGAAAACAACTTTTTTCCCAGTTTCCTCAATATTCTTTGCAGATTTATCTACAATCTTTTCTGACTCTTTCATGCCTTCAGATAATTTATCCGTAGAGGCTGTGATTTTTACTTCAACTTCGTTAGCCATTACTTTTCCTTAGGCATAAAAAACCACTCTTTCGAGTGGTTTAAAATTAATTTTAAATTATTTAGTTTGTGGGGTTACATCATTTGCTACCAAGGCTCTAGCTTCCTTCATTGCTGCTTTGAAATCCTGCCTCAATGAGGCGACTTCTGATTTCGTCAATGCTGTTGGGTTTTTTGAAGTGCCCAAGCTCGCCTTGCGTGAGGTATTCGATCGGGAATCCAAATTCATTTTGCCACCACTCAGGAAGTTCAGGATGCTTATTTCTAACATGATTCAAAGTTTTTTCTAAAGGTACAAGATCAATATCTTGATAACCTGTTAGAGTAGCTCCTAGTATAACCTTTCCACCATTAGATTCAATATGCCCCTTTAATGCAGCCAATGTTCCGCCCATCGAAACGGTATCATCCAATATTACATAGTTCCTACCAGCCTCTACATAACCATCAAACATTGGTTGGCGGACTATCCTCTCATACGCACTAGCGTTAGTATGATTTGCCTTGACTGTTTGAACAATATCATCTGCAACTTCAAAACCTAAATGACCACTTAATATTTCAGCAAAAACAGCAGGGATTCTATTTTTTCCTAAATGTTCTTGCGCCAATACAGGTGCTAATATAGGTTTTCTATTAAATAGATCAATACCAAATTCAAATATATCCTCATCTTTTAAAACATAATTGATTAAAAGATCATATGCGGAAACTACATTTCCACCTTTTGCCTCAAGATATAGTTTTTCAGATGCCTTGCGCAATGTTCCTGATGGATAAAACACTTTTACTTTTGGAAAATCATTCCAAGGAGTTCTTATAAATTTATTGAACATAAGTGAATGCTAATAATTTCCAAATCAATATTTTACAGTATTTAAATAAAAAAATGTTTTGATTCAACTCACTGATAAATTAAAACTACTACATTAAATATTTAATTTAGGGCGACCGAAATCACCCTTGTTGAAATGCATTTAATACTTCTTCTAAATCATCTTCATCATCATCTTGGGGCTGTGAATTATCTTCAATCCCCATAAATGCCTCTAAAATTCGACAAAGGCGCTGAACGCCGACATCAGCGGGAGGAAACTTTGTGTGATACTCATTCAATGCTTTGATTCTAGGCAAATCCATATGATTACGGATGTAATCGTATTCCTTGCCCGTAGTCATCATTAAATGAGTATAAAGCTCCTCCCAGTCTATTCCCCCGATCCACCTTCTTGGGCTTCTTTATTTTTTAGTCCTGATACTGCCATAACAGCACCCATCACCTCTTCCAGCTGATCCATGTAAATCAAGTCCGCAACATCATCACGACTGATTTCAGGATAATTACGCTTCAAAGATTTATGTGCAACATCGATCACTGTACCCACATCATTTGGCTGAAAGCCTTGTAGTGCTGGTAAAAGCTTTTCAACTGCACCAAGTGACAACGGCGCAAAAACAAAAGGATGACCATCAATTTGAATCATGGTACCGCGTGGATTTTCAATTTCTTTAAATTGCATTGATGATTACTCCGAAGTGTTCCAAGAAAATACGCGATTAAGATTATCTGCCATCGGTTGAAATTCGAATTCTGGAAGATCGTAATCATCCTGTTTAGAGCTAAATCCAAGTTTGTTACTGGTACAACGGAAAAACTCCATGCCCATGAACTTACCTTTATATTCACGCTGTAGGTTCACTGAAAATTCAGGTGTGTAACCCATATCAAGGTTATTGACTAAGCCTGACTTTGCACCTGCCACTGTTGCGGAATATTTAAAGCTAATAAATACAACTTTACCTACATCAGCAGTGGCAAATGTATATGCGCCAGTCGCTTCATCTACACTGTATTGCCCTGCAACTGGTGCTGTAGTAACACGTGTTAATGGGATGGCTTTGGCATCGGTCACACCAAGGTTTTTAACATAGGTGCCTGCATTTGGTACCACAGGTGTAACTGTACCGCCTGTTGCAATTTTTTCACCGTTGATGGTTTGAGTGACCACTTCCAGTCCACCATCTGCAATCACACCACCAAAGAAGATTGAATTGAGTAATGCGCCACTGATACGTCCAATAGTCGCTTTACACTTAATTGAACCTTTTCCACGCGCTGCATCTACAGCAAACTGTCCACGTCCGAATAATTCTTTCATATCGTATGAAATATCAACGGAAGTGTTTTGCATTACTCCAACTTCAACAGGTGTGGGATTGTTTATAGGTTGTCCATAAACATCTAAAATAGGTGTAGCAAAAATTTTGCCCGCACCAAATAAATATTGAGCCATTTATTTTGACCTCTTTAAAATGACAAAACCGCCATTTAGGCGGTCATAATTTAGGTTAATTGTTTAATTGGTTGTTAATATTTGGACAGGAATAATCGCAATCCCTTGTCCATCCAGCATTCCGTCTACACCCTCATAAACCTCAATTGTTCCATCAATCCAACAATGCTCAACCAAGCCATTTAAGGTTTGATATTCACATATCTCTGGAAAATCAGGCTTAATGGCTTCACGAACAGCATCAACAAAGATATTTATTTGTGTTGAAATTGCTTTAACTGGATCAGCTTCGTACACATATAAATACAAGTCAGCACTTAAAATAATCTTAGCGTTCAATCCCTTTACAGGATTTTCAGCTTGATTCCCTTGTGTAACAAACAATGCTGGACGTTGGTCATTATTTACATGGTTGAAATGTTTTAAACGCCGACTAACTGAAACCATTCCTTGAACATTTGAAAGCCGATCAAATAAGGCTTGGTAAATAATTTCACTATCCATTCAAACCTCGCTCAATCGCCTTGTCGATATCTTTGGGCACAATTTTGGCAATTTCATCCAGTGAATCACGCATGAACCGCTTCTCTTTAACATTTACATTGCGACTATGTGCTTTGACAAGAACATCACGTGGGGTGATAGGTCTACCAAAGGCTTGCTTGATATGTCGCATGTGTTCTTTTATACCAATAGATCCAGATAAGCCAAACTCATGGATAAATGCGTATTTAACATGCGCGCCACCCGCTGAGACAATCCCTTCAATCACACCACCAGATTCTTCAACTTTTGAGGCAAGTGAACCACGTAACCGACCAGATTGAACATTCAACCTCTGACCGCTTAGCATGTCTTCTTGCACCATCCTTTGAAGTTTTAAAGTTAATGCTGTGATTGTTCGACGTATTTCAACCTTGACGCGATTATTTTCTTCATTGAGTTGAATGTGAACATCTACAGAATCAACCATAAGTCACCTATTTAGCAGTAACCGCTACAGCTTTTTTAGGTTCTTCAACATAACGAGAGAATTGCAAAGGCTGTAAAGCAAAATAGATATCTTCATTAGATGAAACAATACCGTTTTTCACTTCATAATTTACACCTGAAATCGTAAGAGATTCAGCTTTCCATGTCTCAGGTGCTTGATATTTAAATGACATACCTTTCTCCTAAATAACAAAAGCACCAACACTCAAACTATTAGGATTGGTGCCTTTGTCATCAATCGGGATTGAATTTTTTAATGCCAAATAGCGTTGGCCATAAATGCTTTGGTCATAGAATGTTTCTTTAGATGATCGAGCATAACTCACACTCTGACCAGCGATAGACATACTCGAAGCATTTGAAATAGCTGTGCCATTTGGGTTGGTTTTTTGAACTTTCAGAATATGTGCTGCATATAAACCTACAGCACGCTCTTTCAGCTTCCCGAATTCAATAACAGACACAACAAGTTCAGCTTCTTCTAAAACTTCTGTTATCTCAGTGTCACTTGAATTATAAAGTTGGGAATCTGATTTAAATTTTTCCCGAAACGTCTGCGGATCCATAGCCCACCTTTATTCTTTGGCTTGGGTTAATTTAGCCTGAAGTTGCTCAAGCGTTTCGTCATCAGCGAAAGTTATACCAAGTTCGGTTAATTCAGCCTGAACTGTGGCTAATTCTGCTTCACCAGCCGCTTTCGCTGCATCGGATGCCGCACCTTCAGTCTTTCCTTTGCCAGATGTTTTACCTGCACCTTTGCCAGTTGCTTTTACCACAGCATCTTCAGCAATTTCGGTAACAGTTAAATCACCTGAATCGATCAGATGTTTAGCAAACTTATTTTTAGATAATGCTTTATGTACATCTTCATCAACAGAAGTCGGCACACCAGTAGGTAAAACAGCAAGCCCAGAAAAAACAAAAGCGGCTTGTAAGCCGCTATATAAATATGAATATTTCATAGTGATTTAAACCTTATGCATGATCCAAATAGCGAAGCGAATCAACACGCTTCAACCAAACACCCTGATATTTATAATGACCAGGTACTTTGATATCCAAACCTGCAGGTTGAGCAGCCAAGAAAGAAACATCATCACATTTCATTTGAATACATGATGGATCACGGCGGTAAATCACTGATCGATCTGCGCCAGCGGTACCTTTACCATTTGAACGCCCTAAACCACGAATCGTTAATGTCTTACCTTGTGTGGTAAAAATATTATTTTCTTCGATATATTTAAGAAATGTCTTACCACCTGAATCAGGTACCACACGTGTTGATAAATGCATATATTGGTTTGATGCCATGAGATATGTGTCAGGCTGTACCGATACATCACCATCAAATAGGTTTTCGGAATCAGAAAGGCTGGCATTAAAATCACCAAGAATCTGTTCAATTGTGGCTGTTGCCCAATTATGCTGACCAGTAACAACCGTTACACCTGTCTGATCCAAGAAGCCTTTAACACCAGTTTTGCTATTGCCGTACCATGCAACTTGGCTTAAATGCTTTTCTGCTGCCAAACGTGCTGACTGAACTTTATCGGCTTCTAAGGTCATACCAAGTTTTTGAGCAGCTTCAAGCTCCATAATTGAATATTGATAACCGATCGTACCAACCTTAATTGGCAATGCAACTGTGTCATATTCAACTTCAGCCAATGGGATATCATTGCCAGTACCTGCATAGTCTTTACCGATACCAACGCCCCATTTACGTGAAAGCACCTCACCACCACCAAAGACACCGTTTACAGGCATTACTGGAATATACTTGGCATAGTCCATGACCTGCTCAAGTTGCGGTGTGATTTCGTTTTGTTCTTCAATTTTGACAAAAAGCTGTGCCAATGCATCAAAGTTAAATGCATCACCAATAGCAGCTTGAACAATTTGAGCTACGGGAGTCAATCGTAGCTTCATCTGAGCGAGTTTACTCATAATTTGTTATGCCCCACGTAAACGTACAACAGCCAAACCTTGTGCATTGGAAATCGTCTCCCATGATGCATTAGGCAATTGAGTACCATCTGTAGCAGATGGTGATAAGGAACCTAACGGCGCATCAGTTGTACCGTTGGCGGTTTTGACATAAACATTTGCTGTAATGTCTGTTACAGGTGTTGTGGCTTTTACCCAAAGTGATCCAATTGTCATGGTTGGTACCATGTCAGTGGCTTGGTATGCTTCCTTACCAGCTGAATTCTTCCCAGACTTACCAACACCATGGCGAATAATTACCCCATATTTTTTATTGGTTGCATCTGTCACATTGGAAACTGATTTACCATCAGTATTAATAATGACCACATCACCATCATTGGCCACACCAGCACCCGAAAACGGTAAAGACAAAATATCTTCTGGACCATTTAAACGAGCTTTCATACCAGGTGCAGCATCATATTGTTGAACCATGATGTTCCTTCCTTAAATTGTTTTATATGCAGTCGCTTTGCTATAGCCCTGCTCTTGTTTACCCAAGTTTGGATCCTGATCCCCAACTTTTTGTTGTTGCTGGAAATTAAGAGCATCACCCACTGGATTTGATGGGTTAGTACCTTTTACGGCTGATAAGGCACGGAATACCATATCAACCTGTTCAGGCTTTGCATCACCTACAGTTACACCACCTAGAACCGCTGTCACAAGGCTGTCACCTGTTTTTGATGCAATCACATCACGTTTGATCTGTTCGCATGTACAACCATCAGTTTTGACCGTCGGCAATAATGCTTTAGCATCAGCAATGACCGAAGCACGCTCAGCTGCTGCTTGTTCTAGTTTTTCAGGTGTCATTTGATTTTTTTCCAAATCACCGACTTTCTGTTCAAGTGTTGCTTTGTCTGTATGTAATTGATCAACGACCGCTTGTACTGCAGGTAATTCATCACCGATAGAAAATTGCTTATCGCCCACTTTTAATTTGGCCGCTTTTAAATTTTCCAATTGTTGTTTTTGGATGTTTAAGGCATCCGCTAAAGGCTTGTTATCACCGATATCGAAGCGGATACCATTTACTTCTACTTCCATTATTTTCCCCTTTGGGCTTGGTTTTTGGTCACCGATGCGACAATCACCACCACAGCGACCGTATTTCACCAGTGCCACATGATTGCCAATAAAATTAATAAACTTCGCTTGGTACGGCGTGCCATCAGGTGCAGTACCATTTTCTAAAACAAGAAGTGCTGCGTAACCAAGCGACATTTCAATGCGCTCATTGCTTTGGATCAGATCGATACTAACCTTATCCTTAATAAGCAAATCCCCCACCAAATAATCACCCTCTTGGCGCACGTTCTCACAATAGCCAATGTGATAATCTTTCCAGTTAGAGGCGTTAATCTCATTCTTAGGTGGGTGATAGTCAGTAGCATCCACACCATTAAAACTTGCAACCGATTCAGGCTTAAAAAGTTCATCTGCAGGTGTATAGACGTTAATGTTTTGGTCAGCCGTGAATCCCTCTAATGATGGGAATTCATAGGCGTAGTACTGCCGTACCTGCGGTGCTTTCGCTAAGCGAACATTAACGCATTTCAAATACCCTTCTTTGGTAAATGAGCGTGATGATTCACTTGGCGCAAAGTCACCAATTTTGAGTTGATATAGGATTTTCATAAATTTTTCTCATAAAAAAACCCACCATAATGGTGGGTTCTATTGATATTTAGCTTTATAAAATTTCGGGATTCCATTTTTCAATCCAACCATCTAACTCTTCTTGGAGATGAGGGATAAAAACTACATTCTTTACTGCAACAAGATTATCAATTTTAACCAAATCTTTATCTGTTGATAAATAAGCAACTAAAACATCAGAAATCTTTGCTCGATCTATATGTGCAGATGAAAGTAATTCAATATTCACCTTATCGATTTTGATCACTCTATTTTTTTCTAATAATTCTGCTGAAAACCCTAAAGCCTTAACTGCATCAATCGCTTTGCCTAACCAAGTATCTGAAAAATTATAAAGAGGAACAATTAATACCAGTCTTTGTTCCTTATCGTCCTCTAAGAGTTGAAATGCTTTTTGCAATCCTAACACAGCCATTTCAAAAGCCTGGCGATCTGTCATTCCTATAGCGTATCGTTGCGTCATTGTCATTTTTCCTGATTTGTTACCTATCTCAATAAATACCCACCAATGTGAACATTATTTCGTTTAACTCCATAAAGATTGATCAATTAACCAACTTTTTAGCACTTCAACTTCATTTAATGCATCTTGTTTTGACAGATAGCTACCATCTTCATTTCTGACACGTGAACTTACAAGTAAAGCATCATTTGATGAGTTCTCCATTTTCTCTAAATCATTCTTCAAAACTTGACGTTTTAAATATTTAAACTCAGCTTCTGTTCCGTTAGATGCAATAACTAAAAAATTATCAGGTGTACTAGAGACTTTAAATAAATTAAAGGTCAAAATAAAATTCTCATCCCCTAATTTCACTGGAATTTCAATACTTGCATTTAAGGGTTGCCATGGAGCTTTAAATGTATTGAAGACTTTATCACTAACTAATACGTGTCCATTAAATGAAAGATATTGAGAACCAGCTGTAGTTAAAAAGTTTTGGTTATTAAACAAATAACCATCTTCCTGCCCTCTAAGCCATTCTAAAATTGCTTTTCTAAGTTGTGATTTCATAATTTTATAAATAAAGAATGATAATTATATTTATTGAGGGTAAATTTTTATATTTCAAGTATCTAAACCAAAATATTTTCATAATTTGGCAACGCCACACAACGACAGCGAATTGGTTCACCAGGATGCCCACCGCTTGGCGGTTCATCCCATCGAAAAGTTTTACCATGCTTATGTTGATGATCTGGACGTACTCGATCATCCTTGGCCGTCTGCCATGTATAAGATTCAACACCTAAAGCCAATTGACGTTGCTTATTGATATTAGAATTAATCTTACCCATCTGATCAGACGCAATTAAGCGCGCCCGATACTCCGTAGTTTTACCTAGCTTATGAATTTCTAAAGCAAGCTCTTCATTGGTTTGTCCAGTCTGCAAAGCATTTAAAACCAAAGCTTCCAATTTATCAGCATACTGCTGCGGTATCGATTTAATTAACGATACATTGGCAGCAATACACTGATCTACAGTGGTTTGAATATCACTTGCTTGGTAGAAAGGCGTTAAGTCCACACCAATTGATGATTTAGTATGATTGGCAATTTGACTATCCACTTCTTGCCTTACATCATTTACAACCTTGGTTGCTAATGGCTTGGATGTTTCGGAAACATATCGAACAATTTTATCCCGAATTTTAGAAAACATTTCAGTGAACCAGCTGTCACCAATGTTTTCGCCAATGGTGGGTAAAACAATCTCCTTGGTCTGTTCTTGGCAATAGTGAGCGATCGCTAAAAGTTGTCTTGTGTAATACAACTCAATACGGCGATTTACCTTGATCGGTTTTAATTTCGCCTTTCTACCGCGTTTACTCTTCTTCGCTTGTTGGAGGAATGGCTTTAGGATTTGAATTGTCTTGTTCATTGTCCGTTTCCACCATCGTTTCCAATAACTTAATGTGATCATCATCAATCACAGAATAAACGCCATCAATTTGCAACTGACGTGCGATTTGTGGCTCGGTCAAAATACCCATATCCAAATAACCTTGATCACGTTCTTTGTTATTTTTCTCAACCTCAGAACGGACTTTGGCATCCAATTGCCACAATGGATTAAAAACCACATTCAAACCTGCAAATTGCCGACCAAATGTAGATTGGCAAATCACAGCTAAAAACTTCATTAATGCTGGCTTTACATCCCATATTTGCTTTGTAGCAATTCCGTCATAATAATTACGAGTGTCATGCTCACCAGTAGCATTTAAACCTGCAGGTGACTGCCCAAATAAAATGGTGTAAGGAATATCCGCTGCACCTGAGGTTTGAATCGAAAATTCGCGCATCATTTCAGGCAAGCCACCGAATGTATAAGATTTAGAGTCGTACTCTTCCTCTTTATCCAAAACCAACATGCCGTTTAAGCCTTTAAGCAAACCCACACTTAAAAAACGCTCAGTCACGGCTTTCATATCTTCCTTGATTTTTTCGACAAGGGTTGGTGTACGGATAATATCGATCTTTGCCTCGTGCACTAAGCTTGCTGCACCACGTTTCACACTCGCATGGTCCAATAAGTCGTTATAAACTTCCTGTAAAATGCTTTGTGGTTCTTCATTCACAACATCTGCATGACAAATTTTGATTAACCGGGTGTGATGTATACGCTGTTCGGGTTTCCCATCATCAAAACGTAATTTGTAAAATTCAGGCTGTTTAAGTAATCCACCGCTTTCTTGTGGCGTTAAATACTTAGTTTTATCTGCCGTGACATATTTCTTTTTAATGAC